CCGGAGCCTGGCATTGATCTTGTTGAACTTAGCGTACTCCCCTTTGGTCAGACTCCTGCGGTCTGAAGGCTTCACCGGATAACTTGAACCTCCCTTCGTGCGGGGGTCAAGCCTCTTATCCTTGAAGTAGATGTAGTAACCCTTCTTCTTTGGTCCGAGAGGTCCAAACCCGTTGTGGACGTACACGGCCCAATAGTGAGGGATCTTAAGTGTAATTAACCCACGAGTTAGGGTTAATCTGTAATCAAGAGCATTCCTTAATGTGGTAGAGGTTATAAACTTCTTGGTACGAGACACGGCAGCTTTAGCCATGATCTCCAAGAGTTTTCTACGCATCGCCTTGATCGTGGCGTTATTTAAGGACACCTTCGTTTACATCCCTTCCTTTCGCCTTGGCTTCGGGGAGGGTCTCTTTCATTCGGCTCATCGTATCAAGACCAGATAAGGCCCCCATGTTCTCGGCCATTTCTTTGAGGATGGTCTTGAACTCGAAATCCTTACGACCCAAGGACAACCCGCTGTTGAGGGCTGCGTCGCCTATGGTCACACCCAGCCGAGAAGTAAAGATCTTCTGGGACTGGCCAATCACCAAGAGCTGGAACGCCATGATTGCGTTCGGTAGTTCGTTGGACGCGCCAAGCTTCCCTGGGATCTGAATCCCTGCCAGGAGCGGCGGTACCTGGTGACCTGAGACGATCTCAAGGGCCAGGGTGTCTGTAAGCTTGCTGATCGTGTCGCTGGAGGACGTGGACTCCATTGCGAGCCGCTCTACGGTCACTTCGACATTATCGTTGGGGAAGTTGAAGGCGGCGGACTTGTGGGAATTCCCGTAGCCGATGTTCGCCTTCATGGTGTTCTGAATCTCGTCCCAGGTCTTCTTGTCGATCTTGGAGCCCTTCACGAAGAGAAGGAACTCAGGCACCCCACGGTTCAAGAAGAAGTCGAATCCGTATTGGTGGATGCACTGCGCCAACTCGATCGAAGGGACCGCACCGATCCAGTTGCATAGGCCGTAGTGCTTGCTGCGGCTGGTCGGCTTCCGGAAGTGGATAATCTCGGAAGCTTCCGTCTGCTGGTGCTTCTCGTTGCGGGTGAGGAAGTCTTCCAGGTCACCGAACCTCGCGAACCTGACTTCTGCACCAGTCTGAGGACGGATGATGTAGTGGGTGTCCTTGGCGTCATTGTCCTCGACGACAACATGGATCGAGGCTGCCGGTACATGGTGGAGCCCTTTGATGGGGCTCCCGTTGGTCATGCGGTCTTCCCGAATGACTTCGATGTATCCGTTGCCGCACTGGTGGAAGTCTTCGGTTACGTCAGTAAGAAGATCCTGGCAGGAGACTTGAGTGAGGGGGTCAAGAAGCTCCTCAGTCGAATCCTTGACAAACCCCAGACCAGTTGTAGCAGCTACTTTAGTACTAATGCAAGTACTGTGATAGGGGTTGTACTCTTTAAGTAGTATCGCCTGCTGAATATCAATAAGGTGCTCTTTCTCACCTTCTGAATCGTCTTGAGCTGACGGTAGGGGATCTGTCGCAGTACTCTTAATAATGGTCGTAAAAGACGGGGTACTTACCTCCGGGTACAACTCTTTCCAGTTACGATCTAGAAACATTACCCTGGTCTGGTCTTCAGCCATTCTTTGCTAGATCCATCAAATTAGAAAATTCTTTTCTTTTCAGCACCGTTTTATACCATAATCCACAGAGAATCTAAATCTATTCTGGAGAGCTGCATGAGGCGAATAGTAAAAGCCAAGATTAAGTTCCTGTCCCTGGTACCCAAGGGGGCCAACAAGTTCCCCGTCATCTACAAGGCGGACGACGGGAGTTTTGAATGGGCGACGATCATCAAGACCCCTGATAACTTCGAGGATCAGGGCGAGCTGACCGCCGTCGTGTACGCCCCGGAACAGCGTGATTCCCAGGGTGATATCGCCAGTGGTGAGGTCGTCAAGGAGATGGCCTACGAATTCCAGCGCGAAGGAGGTGCTATTGACATTCTCCACGACGGAAAGCCTATCTCAAAGGATAAGGCTTTCGTAGCTGAAACTTTCATCGTTCAGAAGAACGATCCGAGATTTTTCGAAATGACAGATTATTCAGGAAAGAAAGTAGATGTTACAGACGCCTGGGCCGTCGTGATGAAGATTGAGGATAAGGCTCTCAGGAAGCTGTTCAAAGAAGAGAATTGGAACGGTGTTTCTATGGGAGGCACTGCGGTGGTACTCCAAGAAAAGTCCGACTCCCTGGAAGACCTGTTGAAGAGTTTTGTCAAACGATACAGTAATAAGAAGGATGATATCGACATGACCACGGAAGAACTGGTTGCTGCACTGGAGAAGAGTAACGAGGCTCTTATCAAGGCCCTGACGCCTGCCCCTGAGAAGAAGACGCCAGAACCTGAGGCGAAGCCTGAGGTGACGGTAGACCTCAACGACGCGGAAGCTGTGAAGAAGCACCTTGAGTCCTTGGAAAAGAAGGACAAGAAGGAAGACAACGCTCCTGAGTACAAGGGCGATTGGACCGACGTCGAGGCCCTTGCCAAGCACCAACGCGAGCTTCAGATTTGGAAGATCCGTAAGGAAACGGATACCTCCGATCCCGAGCAGGTTGCAAAGATGATCGTGGCGATCACCGCTCTCGCAAAGGGTGACGACGAAGAGACCCTTCCTGACAAGAATGATCCTGACTTCCTCAAGAAAGAAAACGATCTCCTCCAACGTAAGCTGGCCAAGCTCAACAAGTCGAGCAAGCAGCCTACCGAAGACGATATCCTTCAGGTATTCGGGTCTATCTCTTTGTCGAAGGAAGAGATGGAAGGGTTTAACGAGGGCGGGAATATCGCCAAGATTGCTAACGCCGCTCGCGGCTTTGACACTAAGTAAGGAGCCTAACCAATGGCAGTAAACGTACCAGAACTTTTCACCGATGGGACCGCAACAACCAACGGGCTGCGCTTTGCACCTACGTCCGTGAAGGGTAAGCAGCTCGCGCCAGATGCCACCCCGCTAACCTACGCTGCCGGTACAGCGCTAGGTATTATCACCGCTACGGGCGTCTGGGCTCTTTGGACGAATGCGGCTACTTTCGGTACCGGCACCAACGCTATCCGTGGCTTCTTGTGGCCCGATGAAGTAACCGAGCACGCTACTGAGACTGTGTTGATGAACGTCATGTTGGCTGGGACCGTCAATTATAATGATATCCCGCTCAATGGCGAATCGGCTGCAAACCTGAAGACGGCTCTCCGTCTTGCGGCTGTCCGTAATGCTGGGTTCATCGTCGAAGACCTCGACCTCGTTCAGTAAACCAAACCGATGTCCTGTTCTGTCTTGCAAACGGAGGGCCGGGACTCACGTTCCGGCCCTTTGTTTTTATCCACTATGGCAAATCTACTTTCAGTCAGTACGGCAGAAGACGGGCGCGGTAACGCTCTCGTTATAAAGACTGATGGTCGGGTGATTGCACTCACCAAAGAAGATTTAATTACCCGTAACTTAGATACCCCTTCGAAGATTAAAGACACCGTAGAGTTCAGGCTATCTAAGGCTTTGGATATGGAGTTTAGGGTACATATCAACAGGGATGGCACTTTACAGGTAATCTATGGTGACTTACCTGTAGGGGAAACTGCTGCTACATGGACCGAAGACCTCGCCAGGGAAGATAGATAATGGGCGTCCTTTTTACCACCAATATGAATGCCGACCTGGATGACTGGGGTGGTGGTGGTACGGGATCAGGAGGTAGCGTAGCCTGGAGCGCTAGCGCTGGTCTTGAAGGTACTGCTGGTGGTATGCTGGTAACCCATACCGGGGGCAGTACTGGGAAATTCTACAAGCAAGAGAATATCATCTGGTCTACAGATAACTGTAGAGCATATACATCTATAGACCTCAACGCATTAACGATGTCTGACGGTGATGAGTTTAGGTTAGTAGAACTTTACAGTCGAAAAGTAGCCTTAACGTTAGGTAAGACAGGATCTAACTATAATGTAGGCTTAGATGTTAAAGATGATAGTGGCAGCTACAGAAGCCTAGGCCCGTACACTATCAGCGATGACGAGCATAAGATAGAGTTCAGGGTACAGCGGGCTACCGGGGCGAGCGACGATGACGGGGAGATGGAGTTATGGTTTGGGGGGGTATCCAAAGGCAGCCTATCTAACGTAGACCTATTTACTCAAGGGGATAATACTAGTCTCCGTGTAGGTGGTGTAGGTGGTTTAGATTCCGGCATCTCAGGTACTATGTACCTGGACGAACTTACTATCCGGGATGATGATACCCAGATAGGGGTTTACAGTACCCCGGTAAGCGCCACCGTAGACACTGGTATTGAGTGTCTTCAACTCCTCGAAGCTCCCCAAGCGCAAGCTATTGAGGCCCTCAGTACCATACCTGCCACCCATGTCATACCTATTGAGGCCCTTCAGGGCGTAGAGGGGACTGAGGACACTGCGATAGAGAACCTGGGGGAGCCCGCTACAGTCACCCTCTCCTTCTCTACGGCCATCGAAGCTCTCACCAGGGTCGTAGCCACGGTAGCTACGTCCATTGAAAACCAGGGTGAGCCTGTTGCGGTGACCTCCACCCAGGTCACAGCGATCGAGACCCTGGCAGTAGCTGTGGCTGCCGTGGCCACGGCCATTGAGAACCAGGGAGAGCCGGTTGCGGTAACCTCCTCCCAGGTCACGGGCATTGAGACCCTGGCAGCCGCTGTGGCCGCTGTGGCCTCAGCCATTGAAAACCTGGGGGAGCCGGGGACCGCCACGGCCACCCAGGCTTCAGCGATCGAAGCCATTCAGACTCTCAGTGTTGCTGGGACTCTCAGGATCGAGGCGCTTCAGGTAGCGACCACGACCGAGACCTCTGCAATTGAATCTATCGTATCCTTGTCTCTTGCGCTTATTAGCGCCATAGAGGCAGTAGAGGGATTGGCTAACTCAACTATCACATCCATTGAATGTGATGGGCAGAGGGACATTTTCGATTTTGTCTTTATTGACCGCACCGTAAGGATTAACCAGTTAGTGCAGTGCGATACTAAAGTGCAAATGGTCGTAAGTATGGACATTAAATAAGGAATAACCTATGGCTATTGTTGCTGGAGATCTCATCGCATATCAGTCCGACCTTATGGTTGAGGACGATACTACTGCTAACCCTGGTGGGGCCATTGCTACTACGGACAAGAGGGTAATCGACTTTACTAACGAGCCGATCAATACCACTGTTGAGGCCCTAAGTTCTGATTCCGGGGATACGGCACGATCTGTGACGGTAAGAGGTAGGAATACTGCCGGAGCTATTGTCACTGACGTTATTGCGATGGATGCTACTAACGCCACCACGGTTAAGCAAGACCCGTCTTCCCCTAATAACTTTGAGCGCATCTTACAAGTCACTATGGACGCGGCTGCTTCCGGGGTTATTACCGTCCGTCACGTCTCCGACGCTGGTGATATTATTGCCATTCCGATCGGGTGCCTTGATAACAAACGATTCTTTATCAGCGCACAGAGCGACCCAGGCGGGTCGAAGATCAGGTTTGAGAAGTTCTTCTGGAAGAACACCCATGCCTCTCTCGAGCTGCTGGATGCTGTAATCACACTTACTGACGACGGGACAACCAATACTATCGAAATGGCTCTGGCCACTATAGTTGATGATACTGTAGTTGCTACGAACAGACTTACGGCCCCAACCCCGGTTGGGACGTTTGTATCTACTGGCCTTGCTCAGACTGTCCCCGATGGCCCTGATTTAGCTTTTGGGAAAAAGGTAGGGGTATGGATTAAGCAAACACTTGGATTGGGCCAAGCTGCCTTTAACGAAGAATTCACTACTGAAATTTCAGGGACAACAGTCTAATGAGCAAGGGAATTAACTACATCTGCCGAGGGCCACGTACCGTTGAAGACCCGAAGAAGCGTAAGGGTTGTGGCACCAACCTCACTGAGCTAATCAATGCCGTGCCTGTGGACGGAGTAGCCCATGAGGTTGCTTGCCCCAAGTGCGCTGAGAAGCATTACGCAACTAATGAAATCCCGGCTGTAGTCGAGTCTGACTAATTATGAGTCACGTAGGTCTAGTAGCTTTAGATAACCCTACACTACGGTTTACCGTAGTGGATCAGGATAATAACCCTATTGACCTGAGTGCTGGGATATCTGCTGTGCAATTCAAGTTGTCTTTCAACGGGGCTGCCGGTGTACTAAAAGCAGGTACCATACCTGACCAGGTAGCCAACAAGGGAGTGGTCACGTATCAACTTATGGATGCCGATCTACCCTCTAAAGGTACATTGGCCGTAGATGTGTTGGTTACATCTTCAGGAGGGGATGATTACACTACTTTTGAAACGAAAGTCTTCAAAGTGCGAGACAGACTTTGATAGATCTGCACAAACTTTGTATTTGATTTTTTCTTGGTTCACTCTCTAATAAACTCGTGAAAAAGATTTAATTTTTCTGAAAGGAAGCTAACCATGCCTATGACGGCTCTTACCTGGGCGAGCTTGACGCGAACCGTCAACGATATCAAAAGCCCAAACAACTTCATCAACAGGTTGCTGTTCTCGAACAGAGAAGCAGTTACCACGGAGCTGATCGAAATCGGCATCTTCAGCGGTGGACGGGAAATTGCTCCGTTTGTCAAGAAGAATGGCGAAGCGCTGATGGTCGGTGGAGTCAGTGAGAAGTTCCAGGAAGTTTCGCCTACGAATATTCGTATCAAGCGACCCTTCCATGCTTCTGACCTCGCCTACGGTCGTCGTCCTGGCACCACGATCTTCCCGACCTCCGGACAGCAGTCCTCGGCTATCCAAGCGGCAGTCGCTCGCGACATGACGTTCATGGCCGATAAGCTCACGAACACGGAAGAGTACCTCGCGTGCATGGCGCTCCAGGACACCGTGACCTACTCTGACGCGGATAATGAGACCTTCAGTATCACCTATCCCCGTCCTGCCGGTCACGATATCACCGCTGCTGCACTGTGGGATGCTGCCATCGTAGCTGATCGACAAATGGAAGCTGACTTCCGTTTGGCTAAGAAGCTCATCAGCGACGATGTTGGCCTTCAGCCGACTGACGTCATTCTCGGTGAGGAAGCAGCTACCGAGTTCCTCGATACTATCAAACAGCTTGGTCACGTTCTCCTGAACGCGAACAACGTCAATGTTGGGGCCATCAATTTCGCGGCCAACTTCCAGGACAGCGGAGGCATGTACCTCGGCGACTTCTGCGGTCTCCGAGTCTGGTACTACCCTCGCACCGTATCCGTTCTCGGCTCATCTACTCCACTCATCCGGGATAAGTATGCGGAGTTCGTTACTGCTTCGCCTGCTGCGGAGAACGTCATGTACTTCGGGGCTATTGCCGACAACCCGACTCTGCGTGGACAGCTTCTTGCTGTTGAGCGCTTTAGTAAGAGCTGGGAGGTTCCAGATCCGCCAGTGCGATACAACCTCGTCGCCTCCCGTCCTCTGCCTGTGCCCCGTCGCCCAGGAAGTACGGTTTCAATGAAGGTCGTCTCCGGTTAGATCCTTCCGTGCAAGCCTCGCGAGAGGGGAGGGTCGCACCCTCCCCTCCTTTCTTATTTCTTTTGGGAGTACTTTTTATGGCTAATAGTTATTTTGTAGCGCCGGGTAAGGCTGTCTCCGATAACCGAAGAGGCGGGGTAAGTAAGGTCGTCTACGAGGGCCAAGAGTTCCCTTGTGATAATCTGTCCGCTGATAGGTTGGCGGATATGGTTAATACTGGGTACCTGATCCGCAAAGACCAAACTGAGATTCCTCAGGTTAAATCCACGGCGAAACTACCTGCGCTCAACACCGAAGGTAATTTCGATAGGGTTATCAAGTGGGACGCTAACCCCCAGTCCCTCTCAGACCAGCCGTTGACTAACCTCAACAACATGGTCAAAGCTAAGGACACCAAAGCCCCCAAGTTCGAGGACAAGAACGAGGCTATTATCTTTCTTTCCCAGGACTTCAAAAGAGCATCTGATTAATGATTAAGCCTCTCTTCATTCCCATTAAAGGTGAGTTAGAAGAAACCCTGGGGTTGAATGGTATTGACCTCAATGAGAGTAGGGCGGCTCAACTGGACGTATCTATCAAGGTAGCACGAACTACCCTCTTTAGACGTCTGGGATCTGCCACGATAACCCTTCTTCTCTCTTACTCCTCTACAGACAACCCGACCACCAGCGACGGGTACCTGCGTGCCATTGCTGAGGATGTGGAACTGAAGATCGTCAAGCGAGAGCTTCTTCAGTACTACAACCACCTGCTCATGGAGCAAGGTAACGGCGGGGTAGAGGCTTGGAATGAAGATCCTTTTCTACGAAAGTTTGCTTCGTCAGATACTGCCAAAGAGACTGAACTACTGACGATCAGCATCGAAATGGATTTAAGTTTGCTTTCTGGGGAGTCTTCTATCGGGGATGAGTCTGCTGTCAGGTCTTCTATCTTGGAGCCGGATATCAAGCCTCTCCCTCCAGGTGCTACAACTTGGCCGAAATCAGTTAAGGCACTATGGACCTAACCAACAATAAAACTAGAGTACAGAACGCCCTTACTGGGCTGGCTTATAATCATAAGTTTCCTAAGATTACTTACAGTCAGAACAATAACGAGGCTTCTGTATCTACTCAAAAGGTCCACCCTACAGTAGCTTATGCGAACGAGGTGGGGAGCGAATTCGATAAACCGGAGAGAAACAGGAGGGGCAGGCTAAGAGAAAGAAAGCTTTGGCGGTTTGAATTTAGATTGGCTTTCTCTGTGGAGGTATCATTGGAGTCTTTTGAAAAGAGTCTAACCGATCCTCCCCTACTGTTATCCAAAACTACTGACCTGCCTCAAACTGAGATCAACTTGATATCAGCAGAGATCCAACACCCGGTAATCCAAGAAGGGGCTACTGGGACTTCTGTTTCGTACACTATAGAAGCAAACGAATATCCTATTTAGAGGAGCCTTTCGATGCCAGGAATCAATACTACTGGAACCCCAAATACCTCTGACTATATCCTCGGAAGAGGTAAGGTCTACTTTGCCCCCCTGCTCCTCGGCAAGCCTCAGGCTTATCGAGACCTGGGGAACGCTCCTGAATTTTCCTTTGCCACTGATTCCGAAACCCTTGAGCACCTTTCGTCTCGTGGTGGTCTGAAGGTCGTGGATAAGGAAGTTATCATCTCTCAGAAGATTACCCTCTCTCTGAGTCTTGATGAGATCAACTTCGACAACCTTGCCCTGTTCGTCTCAGGTCAGACCACTACGAAGGCTACTGGTTTCGACACCTGGGAAGCGCAGACGACGGACGGATCTGCCCTTACTGAGTTCAACCTGTCTGTCACTGAACAGGGAAGATGGTACGACCTTTATGCGAATCCAGAAACCGCACCTGCGGCCTCTGATTTCCATGCTGAACGTATCTACGATATCCGGGCTGATTCCGTTTTCACTATCAAGGATACGCTCGCGACTCCTGCGGATACCACTGCTGTTGAAGGTGTAGATTTCACCGTAGACAGGAAGATGGGGATGATCTTCATCATCGATGGTACTGCCAAAATCCCTGCAAATGATGACTATGCCGTCCATATCACGGCCGGTACAGGTACAGTATCTACCCATGTGGATGTTGTGCAGGCCCTTACCTCCACCAACATTGCTGGTGCGCTGAAGTTCATTCCGGAGAATCCGGCGGATAGTGACCGTAAGTATGAATTCCAGTTCCACCAGGTCTCCCTCAAGGCTGAGGGTGAGTTCAGTCTGATCTCTGACGACTGGACGACCATGCAGTTCACCGGAGTTGCCGAAGCCAACGAGACGGCGGATTCGACGTCCAAGACTTTGACTATCTCCGTGCCGAACACATTCGCGTAAACCCAATCCTCCATGATCGAGCCGTGGGCGTAACTGTTCGCCCACGGCTTTTTAATCTCTTACTCAAAAGGCGGTAACCTATGAGTTGGAAAGAAACCCTCTCCTTTTCTCCGAAGGCGTACCCAAGCGTCATCCGGGGAAGAGAGATTGACTTCTACCCAATCACTGCACGACTACTCTTCCAGATGAAAGCCATTGGCAAGGATATTACCCGGCCATTGGCTGTTTTATTTACTAGAGATACGAATGACGCCGGTCGCACCATAAAGGAATTCGAGAACAAGAATACCAAAGACGTCATGCAGGAGACCCACATTGAGCCGGTCTCTGAGGCGCTTGCGACCTTCCGTATCCGAGAGAGACAACGAGCGATCGTAGAGATCGTAGACACCTTCCTCTCCGCTGATAACAAGCTGATCGTTGGCAAGCTGATCCTGAATTCCATGCGGCAGGACAAGGACGCCAAAGACGATGAGGTTACGACCCTCATGGATGGTCTGGATGTCATTGCCCTTCGAGAGCTGCTCACAGGCGTCTACCATGCGAATAAAGAGGTGCTCGGCCCTTTGGGGGAAAGGGTATCCTTGATGGCGCAGGAAGCCCTAAAGCGGATGCCAGAAGAAAAGGAAAGCGAAAAGGAGCCAACGCAGAGCCCCAGCAATCAGGATGGGAAACCCTCTCCGGAATTATATCAACCTGCGTCGGAAATGGGTACGGACTCGATTACGTCTTAGACATCCCTATTACCAGTCTGAATGACTTATACTGCACGATAAGGAAAGCTAAGTACCAAGAACAGAAGCTGGCCCTGTACTCCCTGAGAGCAGTCATGCACGCAGACGAGAAGCAGTTTACAGCACATATAAAACAACTTGACGAGATCTTGGGTGGCGTGAACGAAAAGGGAGCTTCGGGTATAGCTAAGGCTTTATCGGATTTAGGTACAGGGGTCTAAGATGGTCACCAACATTGGCGGCGCTAAGTATACGATAGAGGTTGAGGACAAATTCTCTGGGGGTACGAAAGCCTTCAGAGATGAGTTGACTCTCAACAAAGAAGCCTTCGCCGCTTTCCGTGGAGAGGTTATCACCTTTGCAACTCAGCAAAAGGAGATACGAAGCAACTTCAAGGCGTTCCAAAGTGCGACGTCCAATATCTCCAAGAACCTCAAGATCCAAGCTACTGCTATCAAGCAGATCAGCACATCCATTGGTGCCGATACTAATACAAAACTAGCAACTAAAGTCAGGCATATAAACGCCCAAGCCAATGCTGTAGGTAGGTTGACT